CTATAGAAGGAGTGACCTCATCATGGACAGGCATCAACAGCAGACCAACATTCGCACAGACAACACCAGGCGCAGCGTTTCAGTTCACAGAAACGTATCAGGGTCCTGGTTTAAGCAATCAAACGATAATTCAAAGAACCACAGAAATTCAATCGGTAACTGATACGACCTCAATTTTTACCCAGTGATTTTAATGCCTCATAGAGCATTCCAATTTCCTCTATGGTGGCATTATTTTTTATGCGATTGGCACGAGCAGAAATAATCCAAACATTATCTTTGGTATATCCTTTGGTACTATCAATTCTATCAACGGAAGGAGAACAATCTTGATGACTATGACTTCCTGGTTCTAATTTTATATCTAGAACGGGGCAATATTCTGGAATAACAATATCTTTTAATTCCAAAGTACATTCTTCACCTCTTCTTTTAGCATTGCGACGAGCATAATTTAATAATCTTGTCTCATACTTTTTAGTAGGATTTGATTTTGGATTTGTATATCCTGCTTTCCTACGACATCCACAACTTACTGGTGGTTTTTCTCTAAATACATTTGAAGATATCAATTTCTCCTCTTTACACCAGGAACATTTGCACCAATATGTTCCTCGTTTATTTTGTTTAGTTGCTTCTAAATCTTTACGGACAACAGTTAGTCCGCCAAAAGTTTTCCCCGTTAAATCTACAACCTTCATTATTGTGATAATATTATGTCTTTACTAAAACTATTTATACACAATAAAAGTTACAAGTATCTTTACTCAATAATCGCTTGTGGACTCTTATCCCCACTTCCGTCTCTGGCAGAAACTGTTGGCGGTGTTAGTGCTACTGCCGCCCCTGTTGCTAATTCATCAGGTTCAGTTACAAATCAGGCTATCCAAGTATTACAAGGTCCATATATCACCAACACCTACGGCGGTGGAATCCAATGCCAAGGACCAACGCTAAATGTAACACCATTTGCTACTGCTGCAGGATCAATGCAGAAACCATATGAACCGTACTATATGGATCCTGTATATGATATGCGTGACCTCGATGGCGACGGTTCTTTGGATAACCCTGGTAACATTCTTTACCAAGTACCCACCAGAACGGGTCAAAAGGATAACTACAACCTCTCAATCGGCGTCAGTGCTACTTGGAGCAAACCATTAGATAAGAAACTCCAAGAACAATGTAAGGAAGCAGCAGCAACTCAAATCGCCTTACAGCAGCAACTGACTGCTAATAAGCGTTTAGACTTTGAGATTGCTAGACTGAAGAATTGTGGAGAGTTGAAGAAGCAAGGTATCTATTTCCACCCCAAGTCTCCATATTATAAAGTGTGTGCGGATGTGGTTGTTACTAACCCTGGCGGTATCATTCCTCCACATGAACACACTATCCCTTCGGTTTCAGTGCAGAACGAAGTTCCTTTATCGCGTGGTTCCTCTCCCGCTGCTCCGCTCGGCGCTCCGCTACAGATAAGAACACAACTTCCTTCCCCCTGATTTTAGCAAGTTTCTTCATAACTTTCTTGACTGTTGGTTTGACAGTCTTGAGTAGAATATCCGCTAATGGTTTTGCCGCAAGTGCAGACGCTGTTGCAACCACAGCAATACCACCTGTAGTCATTACTGCACCAGGACTAGGAAGACCTGCTATTATCTGCTCAGGAATAGGAATTTTTTCCGTAATCTGAATACATTCATTCCCTACAAGTTTATATCCAGTTACTTTCTTTCTAAACCCATCAATCATTGTCCCAACAGGTTCTTTTGCCTCTTGCGATGGTGTTGGACAATTAATCTGAACGGTTGATGGTTCTTGCTTTGGTATATCAGGAACTTCTGGTATTTTTGGAACTTCAGGTTTATATTCTGGTGTTTTTACAGTTGGTGTTGGTATTGCTTCTTCACTAAAATCCATCGGTCTAAAAGATGGTACTGTACCATCACAATAAATCATCACACCATTTAAATCTTCCTGAGGAAGAGTTTTACTCTTCCTAGAATCAGAGTGTGCTTCCACACAACCAGGGAGATTAACAATAGGTGTTCCTATCTGTTGGGTTACGGGGACAACAGGTGGTATTGCATCAGAGTGTCTAGTCATCCATTCAGGAGTAGGTGGTATATCCAAACTCCTGATTCGGACTTCTCTTATTTCAGGCATCAATCATCCTTAAAAAGATTTAATAATGATGAATAAAGATGATAGAAAAATACATAAAGGAAAAATTTTCCTTCAGTATCTCTATTTTTTCTTCTAGTTGATGTCATGCTCAAATACTAATACTATTAGTATGTATAGTATTATAAACCTGGAATAGCAGGTTTTGTGTTGATAATGCCACCAGTTTTAGTTGGCATACTAGGCATTGCGCCGCTAATCATACCAGGAAGTGCTTCCGTTACCGTCTTGGTGACTTCTTCTATTGCTGTTTTGCGGGCATTTTCGATCAACACATCTTTGTTGAGGAATAGATATGCTCCACCCCCAACAACTCCGAGTGATACAAGTCCTGATAGAAGTGCTATTGCATTTACTAGTTTTTGCATTAGATTACTCTACTAAAGTACCGTGTGCTCTGCGAATCTCTTTGAGTTCCTCAAAGTTCTTCTGTTTGGTTCCACCATCATATGACCAGGCGTAACCCTCTTCAATCATTTGTTCGTTGAGAGAGACTTCTGCGTCTCCAATGTAGAGCCATCCAAGGAGTCTGCCGTATTTACCAACACCCCCAACAAGCTCAGTCCTAATAACGAGGTCATCATCACCAGCGATAGCACCATGGAGTTTCTCTTCGAGCCAGTGGGTTGCGTCGTAACCAAGAGCCTTCTCTTCGTCGTCCTTAGTTCGTTTTTCTGGCGTATCGACTCCTGCCACTCTGACCCTTTCTTTCTTATAAAGATCGAAACCCAGGTCAATAGTGACATCGATTGTATCGCCATCTACAACCCTATTTATTTCCACTACTCGGAAATTATAGCAGGACTTCCTACTCGGCGGAACCATTGCTCCCATGATAGATCCTCTAGAGGTTCTTTCTATATATACGCCCGAAGTTTTACATAATCAAATACTTTCTGTGGAATGTTTATATCTAGTGCTTTCTCAAAACCTTTAAATCCTGGGGAGGAGTTTGCTTCACAGATTCTATATCCATCAGGATGAAATAAGAGATCGACACCAGCAATATCAAGGTCAAGAACTTTTGCAACTTGAATAGCAAGCATTTCCATTTCGTCGTCAACATCGTATGCTTCCCCTTGACCTCCACGAGAGATATTGGCTTTGAATGAACCATCTGTAGAGGTACGTTGCATGGCACCAACGACTCTTCCACCAATAACAATGACTCTCAGATCACGTCCTTCGGAATGTGAAACATATTCCTGAATGATCATACTGGTCTTACTATCAAGACTAGAAATTAATTCAGATAAGTCTTCAAACTCTTTTGCATTATGGCAGAGGTAAACACCAGCGCCATGAGAACCAGTAATAACTTTCAATACACAAGGAAATCCTACTTGTTTTTCAACCAATTCTGCTTTACAAGGAAAACGAGTAAGCAAAGTTTTGGGGATAGGAAGTCCTGCTTGTGCCAAAATCTGGTTAGCATACATCTTATCCTTTGATGCTTCAATAGCAGCAGAGTTTGGTAATGTCGGTACGTTTAATCTTTCAAATTGTCTGAGAACAGATAAGTTAAAATAACCAGTGCCACTCCCAGTCCTAGCAAGTATAGTATCTGGGAGAGAAACAATATCATTACGATATCGAATGGATTTGCGGTCATCTCTAGAAACAATTAAATCAATTTCGTCTGCGAATACTACTGAGAAATCAATATTCTCTTTTGCTGCTTCTTCAATAAATCTCTCACGCTCATACATCTCTGTAGTGAGGCGATTACCAAGCATCCATAGTTTCATAATTTATTTTTTCTTTCCGCCGTTTTTAGCTTTCTTCGCAGTCGCGTTGCCCTGGTTCTGCTTCTTGTTGTTCGCTGACCCCTTCTTGCCCTTGTTCGCGGACTTGGCCATTTTCTTCTAGTTCCTTAAATGATAGGCGTAAGATATATATCACACAATATGCTGTAAATGCGAGACCGCAGCATAAAAGAATAATTACAGACCATACTGGATCATTTATATCTTTCATCGCCATTTTTTATAGTTTATAGCACTATCATTCCAGTCACCAATGTTTGATGACCAAGGTGCATGAATACTAATATCATCAAGTCCTTCTACTTTTGATGGTTTAGTCTCAACAACTGGTTTTTGTTTATCTTCTTCTTCCCAAGTTTTTATGATCTCATTGACTTGCTTATCAACATCAGTCATCTCCATATCAACTTTACCTTGAACCCACATAACCCATAACCATTCAATAAAACCTAAAGCAAGATGGTTGATGGGAAACTTTTGCTTCTTTGCCCACTTCTTACTCTTGGTGTACCAGTTCTCTTCACCACCCCATCGATACTCAAACTTATGTTCTATAAGTTTAGGTTCAGCAGTCATTGAAAATCTTTCCTACCTTAGAACCAACATCGGAACCAACTCTACCACCAAGAAGTGATATCCAACCAGCAGACAACCATCCAATATAAGGAATGTTGATTAAGGCAGGCACGAGAGCACCAGCAGCAATACTAGTTCCTGCCATTGCACCTTGAGATCGTGCGCCAGCGTCCGCCCGAATACACTCTTCGCTTTTGGCAAGAGACTTTCCCTCGCCGTCAATGGCACCTCCTATGTTGCGAGTGCCGTCCATAGTGTATTCGTCTGTGCGATACTCCCGACGCCTCTCAGTGCCACCACCACCAAACAATCCACCTCTTTTTTGATCCAATTGAAGTGTTCTTTCCGAATTTAAAATAGTAGGATCGTTTGCTTTGTATTCAATTTTATATCCATCCCTAGTTGCCTCTACCTTATAGGAAGAGTAGTCTCCAGATGGGAAATTAATGACAGGATATTTTGGTCTTGCTGCATCTAACAGATGTCCAAGAATTCCGACATGGGCAATGCCAACAACGGCAAACAATGCCAATGAAATAGTCTTTATTGGCGATTTAGACTTGCTCGGTACATGCTCAGTAACATGCTCGGTGACTTCCTCAGTAATCTTAGACTGCCAGAGTGCCATGGTTTTACATACCCTTAATAGATTTATCCAAATCCTTCAACTCAGAGTAATATTTACAAGAATATTCCATAGCAACTGGTTCATCATAAATCATCATTTCTGTGCGGCAGAGTCCGTTGCCGATTTCCATGTGACCAACAATAAACAAAGTGAGTAGCATCATGGTTCTATACCGTAGGCATTACAGGGGGTTCGCCGTCATTTTTAGGTGCGGCAGTTGCAATCTGTAGAGGTGCTTGCTCAATGCGAATGGTTTGAGCGGGTGCAGTTTGTGCTGCGGCAGCAATCAGTTTCTCTAAGTCTGCTTTGGAAACTCCACCAGCACCACCCATCTTCATTGTTCCATCACCAGACTTCTTCGCTGTTTGTACCCCGAAGGTAGCGAGAACTCCAGTAAAGACTGACGCAATAAAAGTAGGATCAAGTTTTTGCTCAGGAATGCCGAGAGCAGCAGGAAGTTTAATATAGGCGAGAGTCAAAATACCACCAGACCAGACCAAGATACCAAGTCTGACCATGGTGCTGATTGCTTCCAAGTGACCTTCATGGTCATCGGCAGCTGCTTTTATTTTTCCAAATAAACCTTTCTTTTTCTCTTCTTCTTTAGAAACTTCTTTTACTTCTTCTGGCATCTAACAAGAGCAAGGCTCTTATATTTAGTTAATATAACCTTCTTTTCTCAACCACTTTTCTGTTAGTGGTGTAGGTGTATAAACTTCCCACATATTACCAGCAGCACATGCCTTGAGTGCTTGGGCAGTCATACCCTCAGTCTTACCTGCCCACTTTGCTTCTGCTTCCCAGGGCACGGCAGACTTGGGATAAGTCTTCTCTACAATATCACGCCAGATTTGAGGAACTTCACTTTCACGATGAATGATAGCAATCATAGAATTCTTGATAGAACCTGCCATACAGTCCTGTGCAGCGTGCCAACCTTCATGACGCATCACAGTCATAAGGACCGATGGACGATGCATGTAAGCATCATTCAGATAGAAGTTATTAGATACAGTATGATAAACCCCACGATGACCAGGAGGGAAATACTTCTCTGGTCCTAGAAAAACCATAACTCCGATTTCATCAAGGGATAGTAGCATCGAATTAAATTCATCAGCGACAAGATCGAAATCAGAACTAGGAAACTCGTTACGAATATCGTCGATACTCTTGATTCGTCGGACATTTTCGGTGCATTCTCGTAACATCATGCAACCCAAAGCTTCCATACTATAGAATCCCTTTTTGAGTTTGGATTCTTTTGCCAGCAATGGCATAGCAAGCAAAGATGATCCAATCAAACCAAGTAGTAGTTTTTTCATTTTGTGTAATACGCTTGATAGTATTTAACCAGTCCGCTGGTACTCACATTTCCTTGCGATACCCAGTCGTGAGAACATTCAGTAATACTTTGCATAGTATAGACTGGTTCTCCATTAGCGTCAAGTTGAGAACCAAAACGAGTTAGGAGAAGGTTGTATGCTCGCTCTCTTAATTCCATTCTTTCTTCAGAATAACGCCAGTCTTCATTCATTTAAACTGCCCCATTCCAGTACCAGAGTTCCAACCACCAGGTCCTGATTGAAAGTTTTCAGAACCACCAGGAAGTTCTTCTTTCCAAGTGCCCCAATACTTCGAAGCACGTTCATACATCATCTGATGAATATTCTCTGACTCCCTTTTAGGTTGTGCTGCTTCCACAATACGTTGCTCTTCAATTTTTTGAGTAACATGCTTTTCGTAAGCAATAACCTTTTCAGTTTTAACTGGAGCAGAGAACCAATGATCCGAAGGAGGAACCACTGGCGCAACTACTCCAATATAAGCAGGTTGAAGTTTCTCAACCTTCTTTGGTTTAGGTTCATCAAATTCACTCTTTGGAATAAAGACACTCTTAAATTTTTTGATTACCTGTTTGATCATGATTTAACCTAAAACAAAACGTTTAACATAGTTATAAGCGTAGTGCTCACGAGCACCTTTGATGCCCCATCCTAACCAATAATATGATGGAACCATGTATTGGTGGATACCATATCCTCTTCCTTGAAATTCTGTAATGTATTTCTGGAATTGATTTTCATTAATCATATATCGTGTTTGACCTTCAATTGAGGAAGGATCACAGTCATACTTTCTACAGAAACTACCGAGACCATTATAGCGGTTAGTGGAAGTCCATTGAATCAAACCATAACCACCACGATAACACTTATTGTAAGGAACAATAGCACCACCTTCACATACGTTAGGACGGAAACCAGACTCCTGTTTGATGTTACCTAGAATAGCAGCAAGAGCATTCTTATCGGTAATGTTTGCTTTAACTTGAAGTTCTTTTAAAACATATTGCTCATTCGAGTTACACGTTGGACATGTCCAAAGTGGATTCTCATCGACCTCAATTTCTTTAATCTTTCTGGCAAGTAAAATACCGTCTTCAGTTCCTTCAAGAGTTTTGAGAAGAGTCCTTATCTCTTCTGCGGACATATACTCCAAGGTCTGCTCAAAATCTTTTGGTGTTGTAGCGTGAACCGCAGCGGCAATACCCAGAATTGAAAATCCTACAGCTAAAACTTTTTTTAACACTAATACAAATAGAACTCTACATCCGAATAAAAGGGGGGTATACCACAACCCTCTCGGGGGGCACCTTCCTCGGCTCTAAAATCAACTCAAAATCTCATAATAAAAAACCCACCGTAGTGGGTTTATCCATAATACTTGGGTATTTATACTTTGTCAATAGAACGGTCAGGGTTTAAAAACCCTACCCCATCCATCATTTCCATTCGGACACCAGCGAACTGCCAGTTCTGATTTTTTATAAACAGCACCACGACCATTATATACATCTGAAGAATATCCATCATTAAGAGATCCATATGGATCATTGACAACATAATCTTCACCCTTCTTACCAATCACCACACACATATGACCACCTCTGGGAGCACTCAGGGGACCACGATGAAGAATACCAATAATAACTGGTCTTCCAAGTCCCAGTTCAGTATCTAAATCTTTGAATGACAGATCATAATGGAATGTTGATCTGACACCATACATCTGTAGAACTTTTGTTTGTACAGCATGGTCTGTAGTATCGCCAACGGCAAATACTTTTTCCACATAAGCATCATCACCTTTATCACCTTTGAGTGTGCCAGGTTTGAAGAACTCTAGGCACATAGCACAAGATGATGAGTTACAGGTTCTTTCCGAATCTCTATAGTTGTCCGTTTGTGGGAAGTAGGGAACCTCTAATATATTAGATTTTGGTTTTGCTCTGAATACTTTTACCCATTCAGAATTATCATCCAAAAACTCTGCTGGTAAATTGTCTTCCAGCCACTGAACAGCAGCAACATGCTGCTTATTATCTTCAGAATAATACTTGAAGAAATTGTGCAAATCGACGGTCATATAATGCCGATAAAAAATGGCACAATATTTAGATGCGTGAATAGCAGATTTTGACTTCTCCTCTAGAAGGATTTGCGATTTGATTAAATGCTCCGTAAGACAAATCAAGAATCCTATCAGTGTAATAAGGACCTCTGTCATTTACTCGGACAACCACAGAAGCACCATTTCGTGGGTTGATTACACGCAACTTAGTTCCAAACGGTAACCAACGATGAGCAACTGTGCGTCCATATGCATTAAAGTATTCTCCATTAGCAGTTCTACCCCCATTAAAACCATCACCAACTCCATAATGAGAGGCATAACCACAGGTCTCTGCTTTTGCTTGTAGAGGGAAAAGAATCAGAGAGAGAATAAAAAGTTTTTTAAACATGAAATGTATCGAATCTTTCTGGCAAATAAGAATCAAACTCTGGAAAATAAGTTTTAAATAGTTGACTTGCTTCGATATGCTGACCTTCGTCGGTCAACTTTTTACATTCTTCCAGTATTCTTTTTTTGAAACTGTCTGATGCTCCGTTAGTCATCCGTGTCTCCTAAGTATTCTAGTGAATAGATTTCATGATCTTCGATTTCTGGATCTAACCACTCATAGAATTCGGCTTTAATCGCATGTGCATCTTCTAATGTATCCACAACATTATAAGTAGAAATTTCACAAAGAGTATGTATACGATCTACTGCCCAGTCATGTGTCGCTTTCAGGGTGTCTTCCAAAGTTACCATAATCTTTTCGCATGTAGCGTCCAAGGATGTTGCTATTGTAGTACGCTGGACTGCCGTCGTCAAGTGCTCCTCTTAAAAATATTTTCAGTATAAATAGTTTTATGGTAGAAAGTATTTTTTATGTCTTGGAGATATAACGAAGAAGACTTTACTGAAGCACCCAAAGGTATAGAGGGATTTGTTTATTTAATAACAAATTTGACGAATGATAGAAAATATGTTGGCAAAAAATCTTTTTGGACAAGAAGAAAGGATAAAAAGACTGGTAGAAGAAAAACAAAAGAAAGTGATTGGAAAAAATATTTTGGATCTTGTGATGAATTAAATGAAGATGTAAAACTTCTTGGTGAAGATAAATTTTTGAGAGAAATACTCTACCTATGTCCTCATAAAAAATCAATGTCTTATTATGAAACTATGGAACAATTTAAAAGAGATGTTCTAATGACAGATAATTATTACAATACAAATATTGAAGGAAGATTTTTTGTGAGTGAAAGAACCGGAATTTACGAAGTAGTTATGAGAAACGATAAATTCTGCGATATGAGAAGTGAGAAGATGAAAGATAAATCATACAATCCAGTATATAGACCAGAAGTTCGTGAGAAGTTTAGCAAAATGTATTCTGGTGAAGGAAATCCTATGTATGGAAAAAAACTGACAGAAAAACATAAAAAGATATTAACAACATCAAGGAATGTCAAAATAAGTGATGGCACAAATACTTGGGAAAGTGTCGTTTCTTACTTAAAGGAACAAAGAATAGGACACCAAAAATACAAAAAACAATTAAAAGATGGATTAATCTTTATTGTTGAGTAATTCTATTAAATTCTTTGGATTGTTATGACTTATTGGTAATGAGATAAACAAACCCGAAGTAATCCCCAATATCGATACTATCAAAAGGTTTGTTATCAAACGTCCATGGATTCTCATAACTTACATCATTATTTATCTCAAAGATCATCTTATAGATCTCAATGAGCTATTATTTATCTTTAACCGGGACAAACCTAGTCTAAACAAAAAAAGGGGACTTGTCAAGCCCCCCCCCTGTGTATTATGTAAGTTTTGTATCAATCTTCGTAAGTTCCTGCTCTTCTTGCTGCTTTGTTTCCTTTTCCTGTCCTAAGTCCAGTAAAATTAGATTTTACTGGGTTCTTAGCAACCTTTAAGTTGGGAGGAGTTCCGCCATAACCATCAACATTAGCACGACCAATGTGTTTAATTTGAGCAACATTCTCACCCTTTCCTGCCTTTGCTCTACCAGAAGCAGTGGTGCGAGCATCAAGCATCGCTTTCATTTTTGCTTTACCTTTTTCGCTGGTAATTGCTTCATCAATGTTCTCAGATGCTTCTAAGATTGCATCAATCTCTTTCTCGGTGAACAATCCAGTTGCTTGCAGTTCCTCAAACATCTTCTTACCATTTTTGGTAGGAGAGGTTCCTTTCTCTCTCATAGCATCACGACCACCTTCTGCACGCTCTTCTGCTGATGCACCAGGACGGAACTTACCCATTGCAAGGCGACGATCCTTGCTCGAAGGACTCTTCTTATCCTTCTCTGCTTGGATGGCATCACGGCGTGCCTGCTCACGAGCAGCACCCTTAAAGTCAATGCCTTCTCCTACTGTTTCTTCACCCAGTTTAGCAGCGGCGCTAGATGCCTTAGAAGCAACGCTACCAACGGCACTTGCTGCCTTACGGAGACCCTTACCAATGAGTCCTCTGACGCCCTTCTTGACCTGCTCCTTCTTCTTCTGAACGGCACCTACAACTGCCTGCTGACCAGCACGTCCTGCTCTTCTTGCCTCATCCTTAGCAATAGAAGCAGCAATACTACCAACTGCCTTTGCAGTCTTTACCTTCTCCTTACCAGCCTTGACTGCCTCTCCTGCCTTTCTCTTAGCGTATCTGATACGCCCTTTCAGCATATTCTTCTTCTCAGGTGCCTTAGGTGCTTCGGTATCATGCCCGTAGGTTACCTTTGCCTCAATGAAGTCAAGTGCTGCCTCTTCTACAACATCAAGAACTTCCTCGGTATCATAACCTTCTGAGACGTACTCTTCTACAAGTTCATTAAAAATTTCCTCTACAACTTCCTCAGAGAGATCATCTACAAGAATCTCATCGGTGGAAACATAAACTTGTTGATAAAGAGATCTAAGTTCTCCGTATTCTGACTGCGACAGGGACTTCATTTTACTACTTTAATATCCTTTATAAGGATATTTATAAAAAAAGAGGGTCAAAGACCCTCCGTATCATTCATCCATTCTGAGCAGTAATCATAATCTCCGAAGAGATATTCATCACAGTCTGCTGCCTCTTGATAAGCAGCAAGCATTTTATCGGTGTCCCAATTATAATTGGAATCCTGTAAAAGAATTTTCTGTGACATCTTGCTTGATTCCTCCGACGATATAAGACTCAACTTCGGTTTCTTGTGGTGCCACTTGAAGACCTTTAGAAGAAATCCAGTGCTCTGTCCAAGGAAGTGGATTATTCTTTGCGGCAATGTCATAGAGTGGTTTGAGTCCAATTGCTTTCATTCTACGGTTTGCAATCCATTCGACATACTGCTGTAACAGTTTGTCATTAAGACCAATCATCGATCCATCCTTGAACAGATATTCTGCCCAATACTTCTCTTGATTAACTGCATTCTCAAACGCCTTATACAACCATTGCTCTTCTTCTTTGGCAATCTGCTTCATCTCTGGGTCATCACCGTTCATCCAATTCTTAAGAATGTTTTGAGTGATAACCAAGTGCTGGTTCTCATCCCTAGCAATTAGTGAGATAATTTTTGCGCTTCCTTCCATAAGCTTGAGTTCGCCAAAAGCAAAACTGCAAGCAAAGGATACGTAAAAGCGAATACCTTCAAGAATATTAACGTTTGCAACTGCTCTGTAGAGCTTGCGCTTGAGTTCATACCTTGCCTCTTTTGCGTATGGGACTTGCTCTAGTGCGTGTAACCACTCAGCAGAATTATCATACTGATGTGCTGAGTTGATAAAGTCATTATACGCTTGAGTCACGGTCACCGCACGTTCCATAATGCGATCCTCTTTGAGGATAGTATCAAAAACCTCAGATGGGTCTGAATAAACGTTTTTGATAATATAGGTGTAGGAGCGTGAATGGATCATTTCCATGAATTCCCACACTTTCATACAAGCCTCCAGTTCAGGAAGGGAACAGTATGGAGCAAATGCCATACCAGGACCACGACCCTGAACCGAGTCCAGCATGATCTGATACTTCAGGTTGCTGGTAAAGATATGCTTTTGTTCTGGACGCAGCAACTGATAGTCACTGCGGTCCTTTTGGAGGGAGACCTCCTCGGGTCTCCAAAAGTATCCAAGTTGTTGAGTTGTAAGTTTATCAAAGATAGGATACTTATAGGAATCATATCTTTGAATACCCAGAGGTTGACCAAAGAACATTGGTTGTTTTTTGGTATCAACCTCACTAGAGTTAAAAACCGTCATAGAATCAACCATTGGTTTTTCCTCTAACCCTGTCTTAAATCTTACAAGACTCACAATCTTCCTCCTCGGCGTTTTCTAGTTGAGAGATTAAACTATCAAGAGACTGACTTGCGGTTTCTTCAACCTCGTCG